TCGCCATGATCTCGGCCTTCACGTCCTTCTCCGGATCGACCCAGGCCCACTTCGGCGTGTGCCACTCGACCGCCAGGTAGTCGTCCCGGTTGGCCATGTAATCGCGGGCGTCGAGCTTGCCCGCCAGCACCGCCTGCTCCACGAACGCGCGCCAGGTCGGACGGCAGAACTGGTAGATGAAGACGCCGAACTGGATCTGCTCACACAGCCGCCGGAAGGAGAGGATGCCCGCTCGGATCGACGAATAACTGGTTTTCGACAGATCGCCGGTGAGCATGTCGTACGGCAGGCCCAGCCCCGCCGCAATCCGGAGCAACTGGATGCGTTCGAAGGACTCGTAGTTCCCGCCCACATCGGCGGGTTCGCTGAACTTCACGTCCTCGCCGGGCTCCAACTCGGTCATGGTGCCCGCTTCGAGTTGAGCCACCGCGACACCCTGCTCGCCCGATCCGGCCACGCCTCCGGCGTCGGTGGCTTCCTGCGGCGCAGCGTTCGGGAAGAATGCGTCGTCCGGATTCTGGCGGGTAATGAAGCCCATCATCATCGCGGCGAACTTCTTCCGCAGCAGTTCGGCGTCGTCGTACTGGTCCAGTTCCCACAGGCGCACCAGCGCGTTCGCCATCCACGGGACACCCCGCAACTGGCCGGGCCGGAGCGACCGGAACAGATGCATGACCTCCGCGGCGGGAACCCGCATCAGTTCCAGGTCAGTGGGGAAGAAGATCCTTTCGCCTGGATGCTGCTTGTAAAAGTAGTAAGCCGTGCGGCGACCGGACGGGTCGAACTCGATGGACGCGCGCACGACGTTTCCCTGCGGCGTGTTCGGCGTGGGCCGCGCCAGGTAGAACGGCAACTGCTCCGCTTCGATCAACTGGAACTGAAGCGGTACACTCAAACCCTCGCGAAGGTCGCGGTCGTGCCGGCGCGCGAAGCACTCGCCGCCCTCGACCATCGACCGGAACGCAAGCGCCTGGAGACCGTAGATGTCGGTCATTCCGGCGGCGTCCGCTTCATTGGCCCAGAGGGACCAGAGCGACTGGAGCTTCTCCTTCACCGCAAGCGTCGGGTGCATCGACTGCGGCTTGATGCCGGTGCCGATGGCGTTACACACCCACTCGTCCACCGCTTTCGAAGCCCACCCGTCCTTGCGGATGATGTCGCGGGAACGCGCCACCAACTGATCCGCGCTCTGATACCACACGGAATTGATGGCGTCGCGGGTCGTGACCCAGGCCCCCAGCCGCCGGCCAGCCGTGGCGCCCTCGTACGGCGAACCACTGGCGCGGCGCGTGGGAGGCTGCGCGGGCGCACCACTCCCACCCCGCTTGAAGCGAGTCACAAACGAACTCAGGTTGAACATGGATCGAAAGAAGGAACGCGAGTGAACTTGATCTAGCGGCGCTGCCTGCCAGACTATTGTGGTGCCAGTTAGCCGCCCACCTGTTCAGTAAACGTCACAACAAGTTTCGCGGGTGACTTACGAGGACTGATATCCGAGAACACCGTTTCGGCCCAGGTGCAGCGGGGCGCTCGGCGTCGGCGAGCAATCACACCTTTCGGGCGACCGCTCCAGCGGTTGAACATTTACTTCTTCAATGTGCTGTTTGTGAGCGGAAAAAACCCATATCGCCCGATTGTGGACCGGGAGAAATGGGTATAGGGGATTTTCTGCTGAAGCTCCGCCGGGGGATCATTGTTCTCAAGAACGATTACCTGACTTTCCGCAGACAGTCTGCTGAGGGCCTCATAAAAAGCAGTTGTAACGTCTTCAGGAATCTCTTCTCCTGGTGCCGTGTCGCGCCGCTTATAGGTGACGAGCGGGGAATCAAGGACGACGAGGCCGGGGTGAGGTAATTCATTCTCCGCCCCAGTACAATAATCGAGCAGCCCGATCATGAAGGCTGCGTTGGCAATAGCCCTGAATCCTTTTCCCCCGCTGCCCCTGTCTTCACCGGAGATGATCAGGTCAACCTTTTCGTTGCTGAACGTCACCCTCGTGAGGCCCGGATACCTCCAGGCTTCTAGCGAGGCCTGCACACAAAGAGTGAACGCCTCGATTGCCTGCGGTAAAAGGACACTCGAGTTCCCTTCCTTAGGTTCCTTCTTCCACACGATACTCGCGATACGCTCTCGCTCCGCATTCAACTCCTTTAACCTGCCCTGTAGGACTTCAGCCTCTGCCAACTGATCTCTGATCTGCATAACCTCTGAAAGTTCCAACTGATACCGTTTGGCGGCAGGCGCCAGGCGAGTGGTTATCTCTTGGGTTGTGGACTTAAAGAGTGAAGCCTGCTCTGAGTATTGTTCGCTTAACGCTGTCAGCTCAGAATCAAGTTGAGCCGTAGTACCAACGAGGTCTCGTAGTAGCCCATTGATCTTGTTGATTTCAGCGCGACACGCCCGCCGGATGGTCTCTAGTTGGTCGACCCTCTGATCGGTGTGGACGGCCGGGTCGTGTTGGTCCGATGCAGCTCCGCAAAGTGGGCACCGAACCTGTTGGAGCTGTGAAAAGTATTGGTCTACCTCGATGATTGCCTGAAGCCTTGCCAGGTCGTTGTTGTAATGTTCCTTCAGTAGGTTGAAACGATTCCTGAGTTCAGTGGTGCTGCCTTGCCGGCGTTCCAGGGTTTTCGCGCTCTCCCACGCCTCTCGCCGCTGCGCCTCAAGTCCGGCGATTTCCTTTTGACTTGCGGTGAGAACCTCCGAGCGCTCGGCAACCGTCGCGTCGATCTTTCTTCGACGATCCTCGATTGAGGCAGGCTCCTTGTCAAGCTCTGTAATTGTTGCTTCAAGCGCCGGTATCATCCGGTCGAGCAATTCAAGTTGAGCCTTCTGCTTTGCCTTGCTTTCCTTCCGCGACTCCCGTGCGATCACGCTAGCATCATCGATGCCAGTCAGAACCAGATTGAAGAACGAAAGCTCCTCGGTCCTCGTGGTGTACTGACCAGACAGTACAGGCGACTCATCCCCTATGATTCTCACCTCATCCATCAGAGAGAGCCACGAAAGATCGCGGAAGCTGAGCGGACGCGTCTTGCCCGATTCATTCTGACGAATCTTCAGCCCCCATGCCTTCGAAAGCTCAAGAAGGAGGCCAGATATCGTCGCCTTGTCGTTCGGCTCGTGTTTTTCTGAAAGCCTCTCCTCTGAGAGGACTTGGTCCCCTGAGATCATCCTGTGCACAAAAGCTTGGCCGGAAAGGCTCCGTTCGAGCTGATGAGTTTTGCCTTCGTGATCCTCGATCTCAAGCAACACCGATTCATAGCCAATGCTTTCTTTAATGCGCTTCGGTCGCTTTGTTGATCCGAGCATGAAGTCGATGCATTGGAGGATGTACGACTTCCCTGTATTCGAAGCGCCCGAGATGACATTGAAGCCTCGGTCGAACGACACTTCGGCCGGATCTTTGCCTTTTCCTATAACGCGAAGACGGCGCAGTTGGAAACCGCTAATCATGCTTGGTCATCCTCAAGTAAATCTTCACGGATAAACTCCCCGCTCCAACGGTCGAGGTTGTTCCTGAAGAACTCGACGAGCTGCTGGTCTGAATAGGAGCCGAAGGTCGCGATTACCCATGCAGCTCGTTCTTGGAGCTTCCTCGTGTATGGCTGCTCCATATAGGCGAGGAATGAACTGGTCAGAGGCGAAGCCTTGTAAAGAATACCATTCTCCGAAAAGAATCGGCTGACGAGTTCTCGACTGATCATAAGTAGCAGGCCGCGCTCGACCCAATGGCGCCTTACGAGCGCTTCTCCAGAACGAAGTGGAGTCGCCGGGTGGATACTATCCGGACCGTTAGGCACATCGCCGGAATTGACTAGAAGGTAATCATAAAACACGAGGCGCTGGAGATCGCATGCGATTGGCTGTGCAGCGGCCAGCAGCACTAGAGTCCGTAACCCGCACTCAAGCGGCGAATTGAACGGTGCGTTTACGGTACCCATGTCAGCCGGTCGTCGTTGGCGAGTTGGTGGCAGACACCACTACGGTGATACCCTTCCAGGCATTCTCTTAAAGGGTGACTATCAATCTGAATCGCCCTTGCCACTTCAATTGTTTTCTTTACCCGCTCGAAGCCGTCTTGGTGATCTGCTTCGGCAGTGTCGATAACGCCGTCATAGATCGCTTCTTGAAGCCGTTCGAAACAGCCGTCTTCCGGAATGTTGTCCCGTGTGAAATTCCGTAACAATTCGGCCAAATAGAAATGGGTCCGTTGCCTGTCGAAGTGCTTCTTGAGAGCAGGGTGATCCTTCAAGGCAGCGGCCGTGGCTAGATCCTGCGAGAGGTAATCACCATAAGCCTGAAGGAGTTGTTCAACGAATCGCGATTCGACGGGCGCAATCTCTTCGGGGACGTCGGCCTTATCCGGCGGGAGGCGAACCAACCCGCCGCCGAATCGCGATGCAAAGTACCGGGTCTCTCGGTGGCCTTCAATGATCTGTGACGGCGGAAGGTCCTTCACGACGCTGAAATCGAATTGCTCAACGTGTTTGCGAAGCTCGCCTTCGAGAACGATCTCCTGCTTCCCTATTCTCAAGAGATCGCCCTTCTCCCATCGTGCGATCAAACCCGCCTTCAGGTTTGCTGGATTCTCAAAGAGTAGAATCGCCTCTGGGCCAACGCCCCAGGGAGCAACAAAGTAGTACGCGCGCGGAACCGTGTACTTGTTGTCGAAGGTATAGAAGCACAGCTTTGCAAGTTCCTTCCAAAGGTCGCCCGGATGGAGCGCGTGGGCATAGTGTTTGCACTGGTAGTTGTCCCACGGGCCACACGCATTCATCGCCTGAACGTATCCGATGACGTCGCGGCCTTTATCACGAGACCCGCCAGCCCGGCGAACGTCCGTGTACTTCCCGCGAATGCCTTCGAGCCACTCGCGAACGAACTGCTCCCATTCGTCCTCCGGGTAGATCTTGATGATCTCCAAGGGGTCGTGCTTTTGGCCCAGCAAAATCTGCTGGTTGGTCAATCGTCCCTTGTGTGCCGGCGCCGAAACAGGTTCGAGTGCCTCAAAATCCTCATCAGCCATCAATCGAGTTCCTTTGCGATTGTCCCGCTGGCCGGGCCTTCACGCCAAGGCGGAGCACCCAGTATACCCCTTACGCTGCCCATTGAACGCCGTGACTTGCATAGTCGAGCATCCCAAGAATCAGCATCACTCCCGCCAAACGCCGTTCAATCGAACGGGCCCCCGGCGGCTGGTGCAGGCTACGTGGCCGCGTAATCGGGCGTCCCGAACTTGTGCCGATCGAGGTCCTGGGCGGTCTGGGAAGAAGATCCCGACTGGTCGCCCAGGGTTAACGATCAGCAGAATTAGAAGCCCTTGCTCCCCGACAGTTGGTACTGCCGAACGCGCTTACCGGACTGCTGGTTCAGCGAGCTTTGTACAACCGAAATCGCGCGCTGCAGCTCCTGAACGGAACGGTAGGTCATACTCCGTCCCTCGAATGTGACCGTCAACGTGCCGGAGGCCAGCGCCTCCTGCAACGCATCCAAGTGACTCTGCGTGTACGCCATTGCATCCTGCTTTCAGAAGCGGCCCCACGTTCGACGCCTGGGCTGGCGCGGTTGTAGCTGCGGACGCGATCCCGCTGGCGCGGCCGGAGCAGCCGGAGATGGTTTCTCCGGACCCTTCGGTACACCCATGCGGTCCTCAATCGCCCGCCAGTGTTTGTCCTGGTAGCGGTCCAGCCCGATCCTGCTCGCCGCCGCGCGAGCGTAGACCCGGCAATCCAGGGCCTCGTTGCGTTCGCGCATCTTCTGCCACTCGTGACGCCGGTAGCCTTTTACGATCTTCGTGACCAGTTGCTCGGCGGTGATTTGCTTGAAGTACTCCTCGCTGTAGTGCGGGAAGTGGCAGTACCCGGGTGGGAAAGTTTGCCCCTGCAGGAGGTCCTCGTCGGTGGGTCGGTCGAGGCGCAGCCAGCGGTACAACTCCTCTTTCGCCATGCCGGAGTTGACCGGCCAGACCTTCACGCCCCGCTTGATCTTCGCGCCGAGGGGTCCGATTTCAATCGGCGCGGGGTTGCCCAGGAGCGCTGCCGCGCGCGAGTCGCCCTTGATCACAACCACGCGATGACCTTGTCTCCTGGCCCACTGGTAGACCTCCGTCGCGGCGTACCCGGAATCCACAGCGAGTTGTGTGATCGGCACTTCGAGACCGCTTGCGCTCGTGAACGTTTCATTCAGCAGCCCGGTGAGCCTATCCCACACCTGCGGGCGTGAGGTGTCGCCTTCCAGCACCCGGTAATCGACGGACCAGGACTCCTTCCCGCGACCCCAGGCAACAATCTCGACTTCGATGCGATCCTTCTGGACGTCCGCACCAGCCGTAAGGAACAGCCCGCCACGAGGGATGATGCCGGTCTTATGGTCCTCACGCCGGTCGTAGAGCACCTTCCAATCCGGCGCCTCGCCCAGCATCGTCCAGGTCTCGCCGAGCACGGTGTTGACGAAGACTTGGAGCAGCGAGGAGTTCTTTTGGGCCTGCTCGAACTGCTTGGCGGCGTCGCCCCATGAGAACCAACCAACCGGACTGTACAGGCTGGAGATATGGAAGCCCGCCGTCCTGCCATCGCCTTTCGCGCCGGCGCGCCACTCGCCGCGCGGCAGCATCGACTGCTTCTGGTGGTTGCGAATCTCCTGGCCGCAGTGCTCGCAGATGTAGACCGCGCTCTGCGGATCGCCCTTGGGCCACCGCAGTTGCGCGAACTTCAGGATCTGAAAGTCGCGGCACGTCGGGCAGGGCACCCAGTACTTTCGCTGGTCGCTCTCCTCATACGCCGCCTCGATCCGGCTCATGCCGGTGATCTTCGGCGTCGAGACGAGAAACACCTTGCGGCGCGCGAACGTCCGAGTGCGCGCCATCGCCAGCGTGATCGGGTCGCCCTCGCCTTCCACATCGCCTGGGTAAGCGTCCACCTCATCCAGGAAGAGGTACCGCGCCGCCATCGACCGGAGGCCGACCGCGCTGTTCGCGCCGGTCATCACCAGCACGCCGCCCGGAAAATCCTTCGACAGAACCGTGTTGCCGGAGTCGCGCGACCGGGGATCGCGAACGAGCTTCCGCAGGACCACCGACTCCTCGATCAGCGGCTCGATGCGCTGCTTCGAGTTGCGCTTGGCCATCTCGACGGTCGGCTGGACCGACATCATCGGGCCGGGAGCCTGGTGGATGACGTAGCCCATCCAGTTATTGCCGCACTCCGTGCCGCCGATCTGCGCGCCTTTCATGAACGCCACACGCTCGATCAGCGAGGACGGCGAGAGGCAGTCCATGATCTCGCGCAAGTAGGGCGTCCGTTCCGTACGCCAACGCCCGTGCTCTGCCGATGCGCGCTGAGAGAGCCAGCGGTAGCGGTCGGCCCACTGCGAGATCGTGAGCAGCGGGTCCGGTCGCGCGCCAGCCGCGGCGGCGGCAGCGTAGATCTCTTCAGCCGTTAGATTCGTCGGCAAAATCATTCAGGGCCTTCCGGATCTCAGCCGTGAGAAGCGCATGCACTGTGGCCTCGACGGTCTCGGCGGCAAGCATCGCCGCCAAACGGTCGGGGATATTGATCATCGCGTCCCGGAACTGGCGGAACTTGTTGTAGGCAGCGACCTGGACCTCTTCGCCCGAGACGAGCTTCGCGATCCGTTCCTCGTAATCGATCTTGGCGAGGCGCGCCTGGTAGTGTTCCCGCACTGCCCGCGCCTTCGTGTACTGCGACGCGCCAAAGACCTCCGCGTCGTCTTCCGGTTGCTGGCCGCGCCGGTCCACGGGTGGCGCTTGGGTTTGGGTGTTGCGCGCCCACTCCGCGTCGGCAATCTCGGAATCGATCTGGCCGTTCTTCAACGTGTGGATGCGACCAGTCCCGATGGCCTTCTGGACGGTGCTCACCGAGACTCCGCGCTGCCGGGCGTACGCCCGCTGGCTCATTACTGGCATGCGTTTATTCCCGAAAATAGCCCTTGCCTTC